GATTTGGATCGGTACCCGTGTCAATCCGGGTGACGTGTACTCGACGCTGGCAACAAGAGCCGGTTACAAGGTGCTGCGATACCCGTGCATTATGGATGATGAGACTGAGCAGACGTTGTGGCCGGAGCATTTCCCGTACACGCAAGCTCTGGTTCACCGTTCGGAGATGCGTCCTGCGGACTTCCAACTGATTTATCAGCAGGTCGATATTCCGGGTGTGGGTGCAAGTTTCACTCAAGACATGATTGACGCTTGCAAAGACACGTCTCGTGTTCAGGGTCATTACGATCCGTCGTGGCGTCTTTTTGCTGGTTTGGATCCGGCGGGGGCCAATAAAGGATCGGGGTACACCGCTTTCACTCTGATAGGGGTAGACCCTGCTACCGGGAAACGGTATTTGGTGGACTCGTTGGCTGTGAAGTCGATGAAGGCTCCTCAGATGAAGAACCAGATTTTGGATTGGACTGACCGGTATCCGCTGTTTGAGTGGAGAGTCGAGTCGAACGGTGTGCAGTCACAGATCGTGCAGTACGACATGGAGCTGGTTCAGCATCTCGCTAAGAGGGGAGTGAGGGTTGTTCCTCACCACACTCATGGCAACAAATGGGATCCACAGTTTGGTGTGGAGTCAATGGCTCCTTTAATGGAAACGGGTTTGGTTTCTATCCCGTGGGGTAACGCCCCAACCACACAGATCTTCCAACCGTTGTTGGAGGAGCTGATTGCTTTCCCAATGGGAGCTGTCAGTGACCGTGTCATGAGCCTGTGGTTCGCTGATCTTGGTGTTAGAGATCTCATGAACCGAGCGCATTTGCCGATGTTCCATGAACGCATGCGGGTACCTAACCGTGTGAAACGTCGACGTCGTGTAGTGGACTTCCAGAATCAAGAGGTACGGGGCATAAACCTTCGGGATCAACGCCCGGGTCATATGACTCGTGGCCAGTGGGGATACCGTCGACAGACCGTTGGGCAAGCCCAGCCGCATGGTTCGGTAGAGGAATACGACATCGAAGACGGTCCTCCGCCTATGAATATTGACCCTCAGATCTGGAATCCCAGTAACTAGGCGACACTTGTCGGGTGGGCCTACGAGGCCCCTATGTTCAAAAATTCTAAGAATAAGAAGTCGTTTGCGAGGGCCAAAGCGGCCAAAGCAGAGAACGAAATTGTTTGCGCCACGTTGGTAGACGAGAAACCCGTTTATTTCACGATGCCGGAGGATGCCACAGAGGCTGAAGTTCGGGCGAAGGCGTTCGAGATAAGGACTGGTAGAGAGATGTCAAAAGTCGAACGAGCCCTCGTAGACATTGTTGAAGTTCAGAACTGATGCTTGACGTCGATCGAATTCCAAACATGTACGCCTCGTGGCGTTCACGACACTATGACCGTGATGTCCGGATGGAAACTATTGACCGTGTGGTCCGTGGCGATTTCGACATTTTCGACCCGGACGAAGAAGGCGTTGATTCTCGGTCACCGAACCTTATTCAGGTAGCGCTCGAGGACACCGCTGAGTCAGCTTCGCTGGTTCCTACTGTTCGAGTGCAACCGGATCGTCCTACTCAGGGAGCTAAGAAAACTGCTGCGTTGATGGAGCAGATCGCAGTGTCCTATATGGACATCAATGCGATAGACATGCTGATCCCTCGATCAGTGATGGATAAAGCAGCGTACGGCATGTCGGTGTGGACGATTGTCCCCGACCTCGAGCAGCAGATCCCGCTAATTGAACGTAGGGATCCGAGGCAGTGCTACCCGGAGCCGGGTTTCCGTCCGGGTGACGATGTTCGACGCTGCATGTTCGCACGGGAAGTGTTCTTCACTCAGCTCCCTAACGCTTACAAAGACAAACTACGTGTCGCTCTTGGCCAGTACAACGAATATGGCGATCCTGACGAAAACACCAAAGTTGTGTTGGTTGAGTACTACGACGAAAACGAGTATCTCCTCACTGGCCTGTATCAGGCATCTACTTCTGGGTTAGTGGCTTACGGATCTGCACAAGATGTGCCGCTGCCAGTTGAGCTGGAACGAATCGAAAACAAGACCGGGATCTGCCCGGTAGTGATCGGGTCCCGTGTTTCACTCGATGGTGAGATACGTGGCCAGTTCGATCAGGTGATTGGTCTTCTCGAAGCACACATCCGGTTGATGGGTTTGATCTTGGATTATGCCGATCAAGCTGTCTACTCGGACATATTCGTGAAAGACCTGATTGGTGAAATGCCTTACGGCGGTGGCTCGTTTATCGAGTTGGGGCCGCAGGGCGCTATTGGTCGTGTTCCGCCAGCAGTGTCATCGTTGAATGTTCAAGCCGACTTGGCTCAACTTATTGAAGGTATCCACGTTGGTGGACGTTGGCCTAAGAGTCGACCAGGTGAGATTGACCAGTCGATCGCTTCAGCGAAGTTCCTTGAGGCTTCTGCTGGGATGATGAACACGGCGATTAGGACGTACCACCAGATTCTGCAACGGCAAATGGAACGTGCTTTGCGTATCGCTCTCGAGGTCGACAAAGCGTATTTTCCTGGCCCGAAAGTAGCTGCCGGGATTCTCCGTAACCAAGAGTTCTTGTCGGAGTACAACGCACGTACCGATATTGATCCTTCGCATCGTCTCCGAGTGGAATACGGGCTTGGTTTGGGACGTGACCCTGCACAGTCCGCTGTGCTGCACATCCAGTATTCGCAAGCAGAGTTTGTTTCGAAAGAATTCGTTCAGGAAAACATTGATGGTTTGACTGACGTTGGCCGTGAACGTTCCCGTCTTGACGTGGAGAAGTTCAGGGCTATGGCTTTAGCGAAACTTCTTCAAGGTCTCGAGTCAGGGCTGGTACCTAACGAGGCTTTGGTTGAGATTGCTCGTGCCCGTGAGAAGGGCGACGACCTGTTCGACTTGTTTGAGGAGTACATCGTTAAACCAGAGCAAGAGATGTTGGAAGCGCAGGTGCCAACGGGGCTTGGAGCCCCAATGGATCCGGGACTTCCGGCTGGTGCTCCTCCTCCCGGAGAGGGCGGCGGAGCTGTTCCGCCAGCTCCACCGGGGGGAGCCGAGCTTTTAGCACGTTTAGGAATGCCCGCAGGTGAGGGCGGAATGCTTGGAACACAGGTGACTGGATGACAGAGACGCAGGAAATGACGGAAACCCCTACCGAAATGATGGGGGAACGACCCGAGTTAGATCCGTTCGATGATGACACTCCTATCGAATGTTCGATCGACGGATATGAGATCTGCGAAAGCTGTCAGTAATGGCCGAAATGGATATTGAAAAAACACCGACTCAGAACACTTCAGTAAACAAACCTGAGTCTGGAACGTACGGAGAGAAAGCGGATTTAGCGAACCTTAAGTCTTCGCTTCCACCAATGGCTGCTCCCGAACAGCAAGGCGTGGGTGGAACTCCCGGTCCTTTACCAAGCCGTGGCATGCCACAGCAGGAAGGACGGCCCAAAGAAGGTCCGTCGATGCTTCCTCAAGGCGTCATGGCTCCCACGCAACGACCAAATGTTCCGTTGTCGCAACCAATGGATCAAGGCGCTGCGCCTATGCCACCGAAACAGCAAGCTGCTGATCAGCAACGTTTAGCAATCCTTGATGCGTTAACCACTCACCCTGAGGTTTCCGAAGAGACACGGGAGTGGGCGAAACTTGTCATGGATGCTTTGATTGAAAACCGGCGGTAGCAGTCATGGTGTTCACCGGCGGGATGCTTCCTGAACAGGAAGAGCTGACTGAAAGACCTGTTGCGCCGGAACCAGTTCCACAACCGACCCCTGAACCTCAAGGCCCCCAACCGGGGTTCTTTGACCCGATCAGAGAACAAGGTGTTATTCGAGGCGGGCTAGGGATGCTCGGCAACATGATGCCGACCAGCATTCTTGGGCAGCAGATAGCTAATCGAGCTACTGACGGTTTCTCGGTTTCTGACGTTTTCGGAAGCCTCGGCGATTTCGCTACTCAACAGGCATACACGACTCCGGTACTTGGTGAAGCATTAGCTATTCGTGCAGCAGCAGACCCTGACGCCGGATGGATCGAACGCACGCTTGGCACCATCGGTGTAGCTGCCGGTGTTGGCGGTGCGGCGGTAGCCGCAGGTGCTGCAGCTCGACCTCGAGCGTTCACCATGAACTCCATTTTGGGTTTAGCTCCTTTGCCGGGTGGCCCAAGAAACGGTTTCGAACCACAAATACCGGTAATGGTTGCCACTACCGATACAGGCACGCTGGCACAGTTATCAGGCCGATTAAATGAACCGATAATTGCCGGATCGCTGATCCCCACCATTGGTGGACGGTCCCGACAGGCAATGTCTTCTGTAGCTAGAGCAAAGATGGGTACACCTACCTTCAGCGAAACTGCAGCGTTCACAGATCTGCGTCAATCGTTGATAGGTAAAGCTGACGACTTGGGTCAATGGAAACCAAACAACAGCAACGCTGTCCAAGCTGACGTTTTCTTTAAGGGACTCGCCGACGATCTGCTCGAACAAATACCCGATTATCGGATGTCGCAAAGCACAGGAATGACGTTAGGTGAGGTGCGTGTAGCTGCCGTAGCTGTTGAAGCCTCACAATTCGATCACCTAGTCACAAAGAAAAAAGGCTGGACTAACCAGCCAACGCTGCGTCTCGGTAAAGGAATGCCTGAGATCGATAAGCATTGGAAAAAACTGATGTCAGGTAAAGAGCTGACTGAAGTTGAAATGGCTGAACTGCGAGCAGGCATGGTGCAGTTAGCGAAGATCACCATGGGTAACGGCCATCCTGAGCTGGCGTTAGCTGACCTACGTGCAGGCGTTCACTCCATTTATTTGGGTACTGACCCAGCAACCGATCAGGTGTACCTCAACATTCTCGACATTGACGCTCGAAGCTTAGGGACAATCGACGAAGCTGAAATGAATCGGCGTCTCACAACAGCAGCGATGGTTAACCCAATCCAGTCGATGCCGTTGTATGTGAACAACATTGTCGAATTCACACAGAAAGAAGTACTGACAAACCTTAAAGAGTTGGACACGGCAGTGATGAGACCTGCCGCTACCCATCCAGCTCTCGCTGCTGACGAGCTAGTACAGGTAGTCCCAGTTCAAGATCTGAAACGTTTCGGAGTAGAGGTTGTTGACGACGTAACCGAATTGTCTGACGACATCCGAGCTAACGGTATTCGTGAAGCTGTGGTGTTGGAGTACAACCCGAGAACTGGTGCTGCTGCGTTAACTGACGGACAAAAGCGTTTAGCCGCAGCAGACATGAGAGGGCTCGAAGCTGTCCCAGTGAAGGTTGTTCGTAACGACGCTTTAGAGGGCCCAGCTATCAAAGGACTCAAAAAGTTCAAAGGCAACGTGCCAGAGGTTTTACGTCCGCAAGATATTGGTAGCGGAGCTAACCCCGCAATTAGGAAAGCACCGGCTGCATTCCAAGGCATTATTCCCGAATCGCAACGTCAGATGGATACAAGTGTTGCTTGGTACAAGTTCGCTGCCGATGATTTACGAGGAGCAGCGAACGAGATCGGGATCAACCACCGAAAGCTTGTCGGTGTTGCCTCGCTAATGTCCGCTGGTGAGCTATGGGAACAGAACATTGAAAAAGCTGTAGCTGCAGGTCGATACTTAACTGATCACGCTGATGCGACTCCTCGCCAGCTTGCTGATCACATGAACAAAGTGGTTGGAATTAAAACCACAAATGAAGAAGCCAAGAACGTTGTAG